TGCTCGGCTTCCTCGCTCGTGAAGCAGGCATCAGCATCGGTGTTGCTGTGAACACAGCCCTCACCACTGGAACTGATACGACTGTGCCGAACGGTATTGCCACCGCAGCAGGTTCAGGTGTCACGGGTGGTACGGCAGTTTCTGGTGCATTCACTGGTGACAACCTCATTGACCTGTCCTACTCGGTGAACTCGGCGTATCGTCGTATGCCCGGAACCGGCTGGATGATGAGCGCAACCGCACTCGCAGCGACACGCAAGTTGAAGGACACATACGGTCAGTATCTGTTCCAACCGTCGCTGCAGGCTGGTCAGCCAGACCAGTTGCTCGGCTATGCCATCTATGAGAACCCAGACCTTGCTACCCCAGCAACGTCAGCCAAGTCAGTGCTCTTCGGTCACTTGCCTTCGTACTATGTGCGTATGGCTGGCCCGATCCGCTTTGACCGTTCGGACGAGTACGCATTTGCGAACGACCTTGTGTCGTTCCGTGCAACCGTCCGTATCGACGGCGATCTGCCTCAGACGAGCGCAGTCAAATACTTCATCGGTGGAGCGTCCTGACGCTCTAACGGGTGAAACCGAAGTGGGGTTGCCAGATCGCGCAGGGCTGGCAACCCCACAACCTGCGATAGCCTGCGCGAACTTACCTGCGAGGAAGGTTGATGATGGGAAATGGTCGTAGTCATAAGAGGCGTTCCGGTGGAACTCCCCGAGTTGGAAGCACGGAGATTGCTGGAAGCCGGGTTAGCCCACGAATACGAACAGGCAACGATGACACCGGGCGACAGATTCTCTTCTACACCAACGCCCCTTGGTGCAAAACAGGGTACGGGCAGCAAGCAGCCCAACTCACGCCGAGGCTCATCCAAGACGGACACCAAGTCGCCATCCACGCCAACTACGGACTCGAAGGTACGAACACGGTCTGGAACGGCATCGAAATCTACCCGAAAGGGTTAGCAGCCTATTCAGACGATGTGATGGTGGCGCACTATCAGGAGTGGGCGCACCGCCGACCTGAAGCGAACCCGTTGCTGATGACCCTGTTTGATGTGTGGGTGTTCAAATCAAAAGTGTTGGATTCTGTGCCGAGCATCCTGTCATGGGTTCCTGTCGATCACACCCCAACCCCACCTGATGTGTTGGCGTGGTGCGCGAAACCAAACGTCACCACAGTTGCCATGTCTAAGTTCGGGCAGAAGATGTTGTTCAACGCTGGAGTGGATGCGGTGTACGCACCGCACGGGATTGAGCCAATCTTCAAACCAACCCCATTCACGCGAGGTGTATCAGGGAAGCAGTTGATGGGCATCCCCGAGGATGCGTTCGTTGTGATGATGAACGCTGCGAACAAAGGGAATCACCCACCGCGCAAAGCGTTCGGTGAGAATCTGTTGGCATTCGCGGTGTTCGCAACTACCCACAAAGATGCGTTCCTGTATTTGCACACGGACATGATGGGGACATCAGGTGTGAACCTGAGAACGCTCGCCAACGCTGCTGGCATCCCTGAGGATCGTGTTGTGTTCGCTGATCCGTATGCGATGCGAACCGGGGTGGATAACGAAGTTCTCGCTTGCCTGTATTCCGGTGCTGATGTTCTTCTTGCCTGCTCAATGGGTGAGGGTTTCGGAATCCCGGTAGTGGAAGCGCAAGCCTGCGGAACCCGAGTCATCACGACGAACCAGACAGCGCAACCAGAGTTGAACGGTGACGGGTGGCTGGTGGACTGCCAACCGTATTGGGATGTCGCACAAGCGTCATGGTTCCACACCCCGTACATCAAGGAAATCGTGGAAGCCCTAGAGAACGCTTACAACGCCCCCAGAGGCGCGTCTGAGCAGGCTCAGGCATTCGCACAGCAGTACGACGCAAACACCGTTTACAACGAGTTCTGGCGACCAATCATGGCAACTGTCGCATGACAGTCGCATGGGTCACCCATCATCTTCCAGTTGAGGAAACAGGCGGTGGGAAATGGTTGCCCGGTCAGTACCGAGGCGGTGCAGAAATGTCCGACGCTGCCTACCGCGACTGTGCGCCCCCTTGGATCGACATTGACCTGATCGCACCCGACGAATGGGAACGCGCACTGACGCACGAGCGAATCGTCATCACCGGGACAGACCTCCTCCCAGAAGAAGCGATGTTCCGACTCGCTGAAGAAGAACCAATGGTGTTCGTTCACCATGAGCAAGACGAGACAGCAGGCAGGATGACCCTCATCAACTCGGCTGCCCCGTTCGTGGTTCACACCCCAGCGCATCTGGAACGAGAGATGCTGTGGACAGAACCGAAGTGGACAGAACTGGTGCTATCTCACTTTGACACCTCTGAATGTGTTGAACGCGCGAAGCAACCGTTCGCGTTGTGGGCTGCCAGAAACCACCCACTCAAAGGGTTGAATCAGGCAAAGATTTGGGCGCACAACGCTGGGTTCACTTTGTTGGCGATGTCGGACAAACCACGCAACGAGGTTCTCACCGCCATGTCAATCTCTGAAGTGTTTGTGCATTTGCCGTTGAACTTTGAATCTGAGGGAAGGGCTGTGATGGAAGCGGTGCTGTCCGGCTGCAGGGTTCACACATCACAGAACGTGGGCATCACCTCAGTCACCGGCTGGGAAGATAAAGAGTTCCTGAAAGACATGATCGACGAGGCTGGGGTGAGGTTCTGGGAATGCGTAGCACGGTAGGAACATCTGAGGTTGCAGTTCTGATCCCAACATTGGGCAGACCGGGCAGAGTGCCAGAGATCGTCAAGAATGTGAACTCCACCTGCGAGGTGGCACGGGTCTATTTCATCGTGGAACAAGACGACCCAGCGACACGCGCTGCTGTGATCGACACCCCGAACTGCACGATGATTAGCAACACCCGAGCGAAGAACTACGCAGGCGCAATCAACACCGGGGTTCTGACCGTCAGGACACCATTCGTGTTCGCTGGGGCTGATGATCTGTTGTTTCAACCCGGCTGGTTTGAGGAAGCGGAACAGTTGATGAGCGACACCATCAAGGTTGTTGGCACGAACGATCTTGGCAACCCTGAGGTTCTGGCTGGCAGCCACGCCACTCACTACCTCGTCTGCCGTGAGTACGCAGCCGAAGGGGTCGCAGACGGGAATGGGATCATGCTCCATGAGGGATACCGGCACAACTGGTGTGACAAGGAGTTCATTCTGACCGCACAAGCCCGAGGTGCGTTCGCCCCGTGCATGACCTCGGTGGTGGAGCATCGCCATTGGGCGTGGGGCAAAGCCGGACTGGACGACACCTACAACAAAGGGATTCGTGACGAACCACAGGATCGACAACTGTTCCTAGACAGGCAACACCTATGGACGTAGCAATCACCGGGGCTGCTGGGTTCCTCGGTTCCCACATGGCTGCATTCCTGCTCGCGCAAGGTCACCGAGTTCACGCCTACGCACACCGACCCCCCGTTGATGCGTGGCGACTCAACATCTGGAACTCCTGCACCACAACCCACATCCGCGACCTTCGCTGGGAACCACCCGTGTTCAACCACATTGACCGGGTGATTCATCTCGCAGCCAACATGGGTGGGGTCGGGTACTTCACCGCGCACGACTACCAACCGTTCATCGACAACTCACGCATGACATTCAACGTCCTACAAAGCATTGACCTGTGGCAGATTGAGCGCAGTTTCCTCGCAGCGTCAGCCTGCCTGTATCCCACACAAATCCAGATGACACCCGGCAAAGCCCCCAAACTGGACGAGTCGATGATCGAACTCGGCTTCCCGGATCAGATGTATGGCAGGGAGAAACTGATGATGACCCGGCTCGCTGAACGCCACAACCAAGATGTCCGTGTGGGAATCCTTCACACCGTCTACGGCATCGGGCAGGAACACGAAGGGCAGCGTGTCAAGTTCCCAATGGCAGCATCGCAGAAGGCTCGCAAAGCCCGACAGACCGGCACGGTGGAAATGTGGGGCGACGGGCAACAACAACGCTCCTACCTGTATGTGGATGACGCAGTGCGCATGATCTGGGCTGTGCTGGAAGGCGACTACGAAGGGGCGGTGAACATCGGCATGGAAGGTGCAGCGACCTGCAACCAAATCCAACGCCTATGCAACACCCTCGCTGGTGTCCCGAATGCAGAGATCATCTACAACCATGCGCAACCATCGGGGGTTCTGGCACGGGACTGCTCATCAACAAAGTTCAACAGGCT